CCCTGGCCCAGGCGGCCCGCGAGAACGGCATCCTGTAGGAGGCTTCCGATGAACGCGATCTCCCGTATGACTACCGAACGAATTCTCACCCGGGGCGACGCACCTCGCGAACGGCGTTATTGCAAGGAGTGCGGCAACCCCTTCTGGCCGAGCCGCCACGGGCAGGATTTCTGCCCCAAGTCGACCTGTCGCTCGACCTTCCATCAACGGCGAGCCAGCCGGGGAACGCAGCTTTACGACCTCGCCATGGAATGGCGCGGCAAGCGGCGCAAGGGCCTGTTCACCGAACTCTGCCGAATCCTCGACGACTGGCTGTACGAGGACCGCGAGCGGGCCAAGGCCCACAAGGTGATCCGCGAGGCCCACCGCCGCCAGCTGCGCGAGGGCCGCTGACATGGCCGGGTTCAAGCCGCCACGTGAGTGGCCGAACGCCAAGGCCGAGGCACGCCTGTGGAAGGCGTACGAGCAGGCCCGCACCCTTGCCGACGTCTGCCATGCGCCGGAGACCACCGCCGTACTCGAGGAGGCCGCTGGCGCCCTGTTCCGCGCCTACCACGTCGAGATGGAAGCCCGCCTCGCCCTGTGGCGCAGCCTGGGATACGAGCTGTGAGGGAGGACCGCGGCTGGGTCATCCGCTGGGAGCCGCAGGGCAAGCACGGCAACACCGCCTAGAAACAGGGAGACAGGCAATGATCGTAAGCGCCCCCGACTACTACCGCGATCGCGACAACGCCATCCGCGAAATGGCGGAACGACCCGGCGGCGACCTGCCGCGAATCTGCCGGCATTTCGGCGTCACCGAGGCCGAGGCCCGCGAAATCATCACCGGCCGCACCCTGACCTTTCAGCGTGCCCGCACACAAGCCGCCGTGCCCTTGTCCCTCCGCTCCGACGCCATGCAGCGGAAGATGGAACGGATGCGCATGGCCGGCAACGCCCGCCGCGCCGCGACCCTGTGAGGGCCGCCGACATGGGATCCGCCAAGCCGACCTTGGGCTACCCCAGCCGCACCGACGCCGTTCTCGCGCTGCGCCGCCAGGGCCTCGACGACGTCGAGATCGCGCAGCGGATCGGCATCCGCCGCGGGACAGTGGGCGCGCTGGCCTGCTCCGCCGAGCGCCGATCGGATCGGCAGCGCCGGCCGGCCGAAACCAACGGCCGCACCGTGGTGTTCCCCATCGATGTTCTCGACGCCCTCGCCCCTCACGCGGCGGCGCGGGACATATCCCCCAACGAACTGGCCCGGCGCCTCGTCGAAACGGCCATCGACGAGGACCTGGTCGACGCCATTCTGGACGACAGGGAGGCCTGACCATGGCCGAACGCAGCAAGATCGAATGGACCGATGCGACGGTCAATTTCTGGTGGGGATGCACCAAGGTCGGGCCAGGTTGCGATTACTGCTATGCCGAGACCTGGGCAAGGCGGACGGGTGGCAATCACTGGGGCGTCGGCGTGCCGCGCCGAAAGATCAAGAGCGCAGTCCCAATGCTGCACCGCCTCGACAACGGATACGCCGACTGGGCGGCCGACCACGAATGCGCCGTCGGCAACGCGCGCGCCTTCGGACTGCCGCACCCCGGAACGCAGCGCCGGCGCCGCGTCTTCATCCAATCCATGTCCGATCTGTTCGACACCGAGGTTCCACTCGAATGGTTCCACGAGGCATGGGAAGCGATCGAGGCGTGCGACCGGGTGACCCTGTACCTGCTGACCAAGCGCATCAGCGTGGTGGAAAAGCGCCTTGCCGCCATCGGCCGCACGCGCTGGCCGGGCCATGCCGGATTGATGATCACCGTCGTCAACCAGGAGGAGGCGGACCGCGACGTGCCGCGGCTGCTCGACCTCAAGGCGCGACTGGGGATTCCGTGGGTCGGCCTGTCGTGCGAGCCGCTGCTTGGGCCGATCGACCTGGCCTACGTCGGGATCGAGGATACGACGATCAACACCCTGACCGGCTGGGGCCGCGACGCCTATCACCAGGAACCGGTCCGAACGCCGCGCTGCGACTGGGTAATCTGCGGCGGCGAGTCAGGCCGCAACGCGCGGCCGATGCATCCGGACTGGGCCCGAGCGCTGCGCGACCAGTGCCAGACCGCCGGCGTGCCCTTCTTCTTCAAGCAGTGGGGCGAGTGGGTTTCCGTCAGCGAGGTTGCCGGGCCTGGACGTCACTACTCGTTCCCGGACGGCGCAACCGTTCGGCGCGTCGGCAAGAAATCCGCTGGCCATCTCCTGGACGGCAAAGAGCATCGGGAGTTCCCGAACCCCGCCCACTTCACCCCGCGCGCCACCATCGAGCGCGCGATCGCCGACACCGACGCCGCCGGCGTGCCGCCGGCCGTCCCCGACCCGGAGTGCCGCTCATGACCGCCGAATCACCGTGCCGCTTCATCTCCCCCAGTCCGCCGCCGACGGAACGCGAACGCGAGGTCGCCGAGGTCATCGCCGAGGAGGCGGCCGAGGTGATCCAGCGCGCGACCAAGCTGCTGCGCTTCGGCGTCCACGAAGTCCAGCCCGGCCAGCCCTACGACAACGCCTGGCGGCTCGGCCTCGAGATCGGCGACCTGGTCGAGATCGTCGAACTCGCCGTCGCCGAGGGCCTGGTCCAACGCGACGCCATCGCGGCCGGCCGATCCCGCAAGCGCCGGCAGCTGGCCACCTTCCTGCAGACCGATCCTGAGGCCAAACGGTGCTGACCACGATCTTCATCGGGGCCCTGGCCGTCGCGGTCGTGCTCCTCGTCCGGGACTACGTCCGGAACACGCCGCGCGGGCCGCGGCGATAGGAAAGGACTTTCAGATGCCTCAACCACGCGACGAATTCACGGGCCGGTTCGTCTCCGACAAGGACGTCGAGAGGTACGAGGTCACCGTCTGGAACGTGGTCGATGGCGACATCCTGGAAGTCAATTACGAGGCGTCCCAGCGCGACCTCGATGAGATCGAGGAACGGTATGAGGACGAACCGGGGATCGAAATCCAGATCGAACTGCGCCCCGGCTTTGACTAGGAGGACCCGAGAGATGGCGGGAAAGACGCTGCTGATCATCGCGATGTTCCACTGGGGGCCGAACTTCCCCACCGAACGCCCCGACGGAACCATCATGACCTTCGACATGGGAACCGAGGAAGCCTGCCTCGCCGCTGTCGAGGACGAGATCAAGAACGCACAGGGCAACTATCACGGCCGGATCGGCAACCTGCCAGGCTGGTATCGGGTCGACCAGGTTTGGTGCGAGGCGCCGACCGAGCCTTGGCCGACGCAGTAGTGGGACAAAGGGAGAAGCAGATGAAGGAATTCGAACAAGCGGTCACCGCTGCCGTGCAGGGCATGGTCGCCAGCGGCAAGTTGAACGAGATCATCGAAGCTAAGGTTGCCAGGACGGTGGACGACATCGTCGGCGAGGCCCTTCGCTCCTATGGCGATTTCGGCAAATCCCTAAAAGAGGCCCTGGTCGATGCCCTCGCCATCAACACCGATGATCTGGGCATCGCTGGATACAACACGATCGTCCTGGAGATCGTTCGCAGGAAGCTGGATGCCGCGGTGATCACCGCCGGCAAGGCGCAGATCGAGGAGGACATGGACAAGCTGCTGTCGGCGGCCACACCTGGCGAAATCAAGCTCAGCCAGTTCCTCAAGGATTTTGCGAAAGACACCCTCTGGATGCGGGACCGGGGACGGCGCCCGACGATCATCCTGGACGAGAGCAGTGGCAGTTATCATTGCCGCTGGCTGTATCTCGACCCGAAGCCGGAGCAACACAAGCACGCATGCGCCTACAGGATGCTTCTGGGCGATGACGGTATCGTCTCCAACGCCTGGATCCAGGGAGCCGATGCCAGCCGGACTGTGTTCCTCGGCGGGTTCAACCGCTTCGACGCAACCGTTTTCCGCCTCTATGCCGCCAAGGCACGCATCGTCGTCGACATCGAGTATCCGGACGACATCGACCTCGGCGAAGACGAAGACTTTTGAGGGGCCGGAGCAGCCTGAGGAGCCGGACATGGGAAAGGTAAAACCGGGAACCCCACCGGACATTGACCAGGGAATCGCGACCGAGCGGACACAGATCGGTCGGTTGGCTTTCCGTCAGGAAGGCGAATGGTGGAACGCCTATTACGCGCTCACCGATACGATGGAAGGGGCCATCCCTTTGGGCTCGATCCGGCTGACTGCGGTCACCCGTGCTTCGCCCCGCAACGCCTACAACAAACAGGCCTTCATCGACCTGATGCGCAACCTGGTGGCCGACATCATCGAGGAAAAATCCGGAACCCGTCCGACCTGGGGCGAACCGCACCGCGCGCCGGAGCATGAGCGCGCCGGCCATTCGTAAGTGAGGAGTTGAACGATGAGAGAAACCGTATCCGGCCGCCCGCCGACCAACCCCGAGGACGCGCCGGTCCCCACGAACGAAAAGCGGCCGGACGGGCAGCACACCGATCATTGGGTCTTGTCGGCCGAGGAGCGGGCCAAGGGCTTCATCCGGCCGGTTCGCCGCGCCTACCGGCATGTCGGCCCGCCCGGCCCGCGGTATCTGCTCCGCGATCTGACGGCCGAGGAGAAGGGCCTCTACGCCGGCCTGGGCTATGTGAAGTTCGAGCCCTACCCGGCTTCGGAGTCGCCCGCGATCGGCCGCTTCTGGACGCAGGAGCAGCTGGACGCTGTCGGCAAGGGCTGCGGGGTCGTCACCACCATGCCGGAGGCCTGCGCCCAAACCTACGCCCGCCAGCCCGGTTACTACGGCTCGACCTTCTGTTGCGGATGCGGCCGGTACCTGCCGGTCGGTGCCGCCGGCGAGTTCGTCTGGGACGGCACCGAGGAGAGGGTCGGTACATGACGACGGCGCAGTCGCCTATCCGCGCGCTCAAGGCACAGGCGAAACGCATGGCCACGCTGCTCAAGGCGGCCGAGCGCGGCGAGCCCATTGCGAACGACCCGGGAGGCAAGATCGCCGCGGCGCGCGCCGGCAACAGCGTCACTTTCGCCGTCGTCATGGACGACAAGATCCTGTCGATCGAAATGCCCTGGGTCACGATCCGCGAAACGACCGAGGCCGGGATTGCGGAGTTCATCCTCAATCAGATGCGCGAGGCGCGCGTCACCGTTCAATGAGGCACGGAGAACCGCGATGACCGATGAATTCGTTACCCCGACGGCGCAGGAGACAATCGACGCGCTAGACGACGTGCGGATTTGCGCTCGGGAGGTCCTGCGCGGCCTGAAACTCAGCCTGGGCGGCGACTGCTTCGAGTACCACGGCAGCATGAACGACGTGGAGGACCTGCGCGCGGCAATCACGGCCGCCGAAAGGCTTCACTACCGCCTGAAGGACGGAAAGGTGGTGGTGTCCAGGGACCGGCTTATGGCCCTCCTGGTCGCACGCTGCCAGGCCGAGGGATGCTCCGATCGCGACGCGGCTACTGTGGCGGAAACCCGGCTCCGCAGCCTCATCGAACCGCCGCAGCAACCGGAAGGAGACCACCATGCGTAAAGCCTTTCTCGCGCTGGTCCTGATGCTGTCGGCCTGTGCCGCCCAGGAGCCTCCCGCGAAGCTCGAGCCCGCCGCCGACTGGAGCGGCTTCTGGCAGGACCGGCGGGACGCCCGGGATGCCGCGGCGGCCGATCGCGAAACCTGGACCGAGGCCGACTGGCGGCGCGAGTGCTTCGACAAGTGGCGCGGCTGGGGCCGCTACATGCCGAGGTACTGCCACGAACATTTCGACGACCGTTGAGCGGGGCCTCCACACCTCGACTCCAACCCAGACAGGAAAGGTCACCCCATGACCAAGACCGAACACACCGAACTCCCCGCCATCGGCGAATCCTTCGAGGGCGGGTTCTACGCCGGAAAGTTTTTCGGCGCCGACGGCGCACCCTACGCGCTGATCGTGTCGCCCAAGGCGGACGGCGAAACCGAACTCGCCTTCAAGACCGAGGGCACCGACGACACCGGCGCACGCAGCCTGCGAGACGGTTTCGCCAACTCGGAAGTCCTGGACGACGACGATCACCCCGCCGCCAGGTTCTGCCGCGGGTTGACCATCGGCGGCTTCGACGACTGGTATCTGCCCAGCCGTCACGAGGCCGCGCTGCTGGCCGAGAACCTGATGCCCGGAGACGGCTACGTGCCGGAACAGACCCCGGCGGACGCCTTCAAGGAAGGCGGTACGGAAGCCTTCGACCGCGCGCTGTACTGGACCTCGACCGAGTTCTCGAGCGGCTACGCGTGGTGCCAGACCTTCGGCTACGGCGGCCAGGCCAGCTACGGCTACGAGGCCTGGAGCCTCCGCGTCCGGGCCGTCCGCAAATACCCCCTTTAACGCTTTACCCCTTTCCCAGGCCGCTTAGCGGCCTGGGGCGTTCCCCTCAGCCAGGAGAGACCCTATGAACGACATCAAGATTCCCGCCATCGGCGAACCCTTCGGCGGCGGTTTCTTCGCCGGGGTGTATTACGAGAACGAGATCCGCCATGCCCTGATCGTCGCACCGAAGGCCGAGGGCCAGGCCGACGGCCTGACATGGGGAGATCGCGGCGAGACCGAAGCCCGCTCGCTGATCGACGGCCTCGCCAACACCCGCGCTCTCGGCGACGACCATCCCGCCGCCAAGTTCTGCCGCGACCTGCGCATCGGCGGATTCGACGATTGGCACCTCCCCGCCCTCGACCAGATGTCCGTACTGCGCGCCAACCTCACGCCGGAGGACGATCATGTCCCCGTGCAGACCACGGCGGAGGCGTTCAAGGAGGGTGGTCCGGAAGCCTTCGACATCGACGAATGGTACTGGACCAGCACCGAATGGTCCGGCGGCTACGCGTGGTCCCAGTACTTCAGCTACGGCGGCCAGAACTTCAACGACAAGGACTGGAGCCTCCGCGTCCGGGCCGTCCGCAAATGTCCGATTTAACCCTTAACCCATTCCCCGACCGCTTCGGCGGTCGGGGCTTCGCGGCCTAGGGAGGTTTTGCATGGCGCGCGCCACTGATCTGCCGATCTACCGGGCGGCCTACGATCTGCTCAAGCTTCTGGCGAAGCTGACGCAGCAGTATCCGCGCGGCTATCGCCAGGGACTGGCACGCGAGGTCTTCACCGAGGCTCAGGCGGTGGTGGTCGGCATCTTCCGCGCCAATTGCACCACGGACAAGACGCCGATCCTGGAAAGCCTGCGCGAGCACCTGGAAACGCTCAAGCTGCTGCTGCGTCTTTCCAAGGACCTTCACCTGATCTCCCCCGGCCAGTTCGGGGCCACGGTCGAACTCACCGACGCCATCGGTAAGCAGGCGTCGGGATGGATCAAATACGCAAGGAATCGCGCCTGATGTTCGAGGGTCACGGCCTTCGCGCCCGTGCGCTTCATTTGGTCGGGGTAGCGGCGGCGAGGATGCCCGCGGGCCTTTCCCGCAGACCGCAGGGTCTGCCGATCGCGCCCGCAGTGGCCGCCGCTCCAAGCGCCACGGCGGATACGGCGGGTCTGCTCCCCCGCGCGTCCCGGCGCAGCTCGGCTGGCGTCGATGCCGATACGGCAATCGCCGGCCCGGCCTGTAAACCCCCGTCTGAGCGGCTACGCGTGGTACCAGAACTTCAACAACGGCAACCAGAACAACAACGACAAGGACTGGAGCCTCCGCGTCCGGGCCGTCCGCAAATGAGAGATGCCATGCCTTCCGAGATCACCGTGGCCCAGCTTTTCGAAGCCTACTACGACTGCCGGAAATCGAAGCGCACCACCCATGCCGCCCTGGCGTTCGAGGTGAACCTGGAAGAAAACCTTCTCGCCCTGCTCCGCGAGCTGCAGGCGGGAACCTGGTCGCCGTCGCCCGCGACCGTCTTCGCCATCACCCGGCCGGCCTTCGTGCTCAAGGCCGACGTCGCCAATTTCTTCGGCTCGATCCGCCACCGGGATTTGTTCTCCATGCTCACCCGCCGTGTCAGGGACGCGACGATCCTCGACCTGTGCCGGAAGCTGGTCTTCCAGGACGTCCGGCAGGGCGCGATCCTGCGCGGCGCGGCACATCACATGGCCCGGGTTCCGCGCCACAAGAGCCTGTTCCATGCCCCGCCGGAAACCGGGCTGCCCATCGGCAACCTGTCCAGCCAGTTCTTCGCCAACGTCTATCTCGACGGCCTCGACCAGATGATCAAGCGGCGTCTCGGCATGCGCCACTACGTGCGCTACGTCGACGACATGGTGCTGGTCCATCGCGATCCGAAGGTGCTGCTCGGCGCTGCGGATGCCATTAGAGATCACCTGTCCGGAATCGGGCTGGAGCTTTCCGAGAGCAAGACCTTCATCGCGCCCGCCGACCGCGGCGTGGATTTCGTCGGCCAGGTCATCCGTCCGCGCCGCAGGATCGGCCGCGCCAAGACGCATAGAACGGCGATCCGACGCCTTTCGGCCCTTCCGAAGGAGGACCTGACGACCAGCGTCAATTCCTACCTCGGCCTCTTCCGCCACACGGGCAGCACCTCCCAGTGCACAGCCATCGCCCGCCTCGCGCATCAGCGCGGACTCAGGGTGGCCAAGGATCTGAGCAAGGCCGCACGCGCCGTTCTGCGCCGGCGCTACGAGCTGCCGGAACCGGTCCGCCTGGCCCTGCCGCCGGCCGACGAGCCCGAGTACTGAGAACGCCATGCCCAATCCGTCCGTCCACGAGTGAGGTAGACAAAGGAGATGCCGCGCTTTCGCGTCCCACCGCGCGATGTTCCCCAGGCCCACGCCGCCCGTCGGCTCGGGCTGACGGAGAGCGCCTTCGTGGCGGCGCTCCCCAGGCTGCTCGCCCGCGGCTTCCCGCAGGCCGATCCCGACACCGGAAATTTCGACTTGGCGGCTATCGATAAATGGTGCGATGCTCGCCACAGCCACCTCTTCGGCCCGGGCGCGGCCATGGGGCCGCGTGATGCCGGTCAGGTGGCCGGGGAACGCATCGCCGCGATGCGGTCTGAGCACCATGGCTAGAGGCACGCCTCGCTACTACAGGGTCCGGCGCAACGGCCGCGCCTTCTGGGAACCGACCCCGCGCATGAAGAAACTCGGCTTTTGCAACGTTCCCCTCGGGCCGGACGGTCCCGACGCCTTCAAGCTCGCCGAGGAATGGAATCGCCGGTACGAGGCAGCCAGAACGGGACGGGCGCCCTCCCCGGCCCTCGTCGATGCCGACAACCTCTCACCCGAAGAAGCCGAGGAACTGACGGTCTACCCGCCGCGCTCCGTCGGAGCGGCCTTCCGCGAATACCGCCAGACGCCGGAATGGGCGGCCAAGGCACCCCGCACCCGCGAGGAATGGTGGCGGGCATGGAGGCGGATCAAGCCAGTGTATGGGGATTGCGACCCGAATACGGTCACGCTCGGAACGCTCTCGGAATGGCGAAAGGTCATCGAGGAAACGGTTTCCGTGCGCGAGGCGCATCGCTGCATCAAGATCTGGCGGGCCCTCTGGAAGGTGATGGCCGCCCTGCGGTACTGCGTGCGTGACGCGGATCCGAGCCTCGGCGTTCGCAACCGGGCGGCCGCGGGTCGTGACGCGACCTGGACCGAAGGCGAGGCCGTGCGGCTCGCCAAGGCCGCCTGGCGGATGGGCTACAAGGGACTGGCGGCGGTCATCGCCGTTGCATGGGACACCCAGCTCAACCCCGGCGACGTCCGGGGGCTCTGTGCCTCTCAGATGGCCACAGCGGGCTCAGGACGGCTGTTCTTTACGGAGAGGGGGAAAACCGGCGTTCCGGTCGGAGGCCTGCTCAGCGCCCGCGCGCTGGCCCTGCTGGCGGCATATCTCGATGACCTCGGCGTCGAGCTGCACGGAGACGCCTTCATCTTCCGCAACCGCAGCGGAGCCCCCTACAGCAAGGATACCCTCGGAGACGACTTCCGCGATGTCAGGGCGGCCGAGTTCGGCGAGGCCGAGCGTCGCACCCTTGGCCACGACTTCCGCCGCAGCGGCGCGATCGAGGCGATCGTCGGCGAGGCGCGGGCCGAGGCGCTGGCCCACGCCATGGGCAACACGCTGTCGGCGAGCAACGCATTGTTCGCCACCTACGTGCCGGTCAACGTCGAAACGATTCGGAGTGTGATGGAGGCCCGCCGTAAGGGGCGGCTGCGGCTGCGAGGATGAGGACCGTCAAATGACCGATGTAAAAATCCGCTACTATCGGGTGATTCGGGGGAGAGGCTATTGGCAACCGACCCCCTCGATGCAAGCCGTCGGATTTTTGCCGGTTCCCTGTGGCCCGGATGGACCCTCGGCATGGGCAATAGCCGAGGCGCGCAACCGAGCTTGGCAGGACTACAGAAACACGGGTGCCCGGCCAAATACATCGAGCTCACGTCAGTCCGGGTATGTCTATTTCCTTCAAATCGGCAACGCCGTGAAGATCGGCTTCTCAACGAATCCCTTCCGGCGGATTTCCAAGATGGACCGCTCGTCTTCCGTGCCGTCCCTATTCGTCTCGGTCCCGGGGACCCGTTACGACGAAAAGACCTTGCATCGCCGCCTAGACGCCTACCGCAGGAATGGAGAATGGTTCACAGCGTCCGGCCCCGTACAGCGGGTTATCGTGCGTTCGGTCGCGTTCGGCAGGCCGATGCACGATGGAGCGGATGGACCGATTCGCGAACAAAAGTTGGAACACCTTGCCTGAGCGCCGGCCAAGGAAGTTGGAACACTTCTTCTAAGTCTTTGAAAGGAATGGCGGGAGTGACGGGACTTGAACCCGCGGCCTCCGGCGTGACAGGCCTTCCCTTTTCCCTTTAACATCAACGGTTGTTCCAATTTTTCGCGCGCTCTTTTGGGCCGTATCTGGCCAAAAGTTGGAACGCTCTTCGTGTCGATTTCCGGAATTTGTGACCCACCTTTTTCGCCCTCGATCGGCGACCGGTCGGGAGCATTGAGCGTCTGCTCCCAAAGCAGATGCGCTACCAGGCTGCGCTACTCCCCGAGCGCGGGAAATCTAGGGGTTCGTGGCGATTCCGGCAAGGGGCGTTTTGTACGAAACCAGAACTTTTCGGAAGATTCCGGGAGAAGAGTCCCCACAAAATTCCCCACAGCGCCGGCGAGGTCAAAGCTTCTCGAGATCCTCGGCGCTGAAACCCTCGAGGGCATCGTTGTGATAGGGCGGGTCGAGGATCTCGACTTCGCCGTCTGCCGGCCAATCGGATTCCGTCAGGACCTCGGCGCTGACCTTGGCCTCGTAAGTCCAGGGACAGACGGGAATCTCCGCGCCGATCGGCGGGCGGGCCACCATAGTCCTGAGAGCCAATTTTGCGGCTCCCCGGGCCGCCTGCTCCGACGGCGCACGGACGACGACATCGGCTTTATGGGTGCTGGCCTCCCAGGACGGGTCGGCCAAGTCAAGGGGTGTCAGCTTCCAGATCTGCATAGTTCCGGTCCTCCAGCCTGATTCCCCCAGGCCGAAGGATAGTACACCTCCTGCATCGGCGCGAGAGGTTGCCACTTGGTCGGGAAACTGCCCCAGGAACACGGGGTCTTTCAGCGCCGCACGGGCGGCGGCGCGGGAGGGAAACCAGGCGGCCACCATATGGGCCGCCCGGCGATCGACGACGGCCCAGCGGCCGTCGAGGGGATCACGCGAGACGAACAGGCGCGGGCACGCCGTTCGCCGGCGTGCGGGTCGCGAGGTCATCGAGATAGCGGTACACGCCGATCCGGTAGTTGACCACGGCATGCCGCCAGGTCGGCAGCTGGACGGCAACGCCGGCGTGCCGGTAGAGGCTCGGCAGCCGGCCGTGGCGCAGGGCGTTGAGGATCTGCCGCGGGCTGGTCGGCGGCGGCACGAAGGTCACCACGTCGGCCCAGTTCTCATAGCGCACGATCGGTGCCCGCAGGCCGGCAACGAAGGCCCGGTTGCCGACCCGCGGGCAGCCGAAGACGTGCACCTGTTCCGGAACCAGGTCCTCGGCCATGCCTGACGCCTCGACCGCCATCGCCGCGCCCAGGCTGTGGCCGGTGAAGATCCGCGGCATCGTCGGGTCGAGGCGGCGCAGGTCGGCCTCCACCGCCGGCCAGATCCGCATCAAGGCGGCCAGGAACCCCCTATGCACCCGGCCGCCGGCGAAACCCGGGAAATCGACCTTCACGTAACGGAGATCCCGCAGCAGGTCGATCAGTTCGTTGGTGCCCCGGGCCGAGAAATAGACCCGGTAGCCGTCGCCGCCCAGCAGGGCCTGCGATCCGTCGACGTCGTAGAACGTCGTCCAGGTCAGGCCGAGACGGCGACAGGCCTTGGCCGCCGCGGCCGGTTCCTGGTAGGCGATCTGGGCCAGCGCCGCGCAGAGTCTTGGAGTATCCCGCCTCAAGGCTTGAGGCGTATCCAGCGTGATCACGGCGAGGCACCGGCAGCTGCAGCCGCGGCGGCTGCCTTGGCGGCCGCAGCCTCGGTTGCCGCCTCGGCCGCGATCTTGCCGCCGAGCAGGGTGCCAACTCCCTCGATCGCCGCCGAGCCCAGAGCCGCCTTGGCGGCGGCGCTGACCGCGCCGAGCGTGACGTCGACCCCGGCCTTGACCAGCTCTCGGTGCATTTCGGCGGCCAACTTCTGACCGTCGAAAGCGACGACATCTGAGGCGGAATAATGAAGCGAGCCATCGGCGCCGCGCGAGATCGTCACCGACGACTTCTCCTTGCCGTCGACCCACTCGATCGACGACAGCTCGCCGTCCTCGAGGGTCGCCTTGACCCGTGTCAGGCCGTAGTCGGTCGCGCAACCGCCCAACATCAGCAGTGCCAGGGCCGCGAGCCCCGACAACAGGATCTTCCTCATCGTTTCTCCTCTCATGAAAAAGGCCGCCCGCAGGCGGCCGTAAGGATGTCCGGCATGACCCCCTACCCGCCCCCGAACATGGCCATCAGCCAGGCCCGCAGGCCCTCGCTGCCGGCAAGAAAACCGGTCGGGAGGCCCAGCGACGCGGCCCCGCGCAGAACCCATTTCTTGATGGGCTTCCGGTACTGCTCCCAGAGACCCGGCCGCACGCCGCGCAGCTCGCGGAAGGCCGCGCGCAGGATCTCGTTGTCCGCGTTGAGGGCCCGGCCGGCGGCGTCGGTTTCCTCCACCGCATCGGCCAGCTGCTCCCGCAGTTCCTTCTCATTCTTCACCGCGGCGCGGTACCGCTCGCGGGCCTGCTCGATGGGGGTTGTGACCGTCTCGTTCATGTCGTCGACTCCAGCATCAGTTCCGCCGGCGCGGGCCTCAGGGCACGTCGTTGTAGAATCGGTGGCCGGCGGTGGTCAGGCAGGGCTGCAGGCCTTTGGCCCAGGGCGGTGCGGCGAAATGGGCGTGGTAGTGGGTCGCTCCCTTGGTCGGATCGGTGAGCAACCCCTCGATGGCGAGGGCGGCCACCGTCTCGCAGACGGCGTCGCCGGCGAAGGACTCGAGCTTCCGGCGGTTGGGGTCCTCCGGCAGCCAGCACGAGAACTGATAGGGATCGAGACAGGCGGCCCGCACCGTGTCGTCCGGGATGCCGTCGCCCCTATTACGCGTCCACCATCCCGGCCGGCGCAGGCGGTTCGTCACCACCATGGCAACGGCGACCTTACCGAGCAGCGATTCGCCGCGTGCCTCGCCGTAAAGGGTGCGGGTCAGCACGCCGACATCGTCCAGGTCCTTGATCGCGTCGGTCAGTTTCAGGATGTCGCTCACGATGTCTTCCCTCCTCCCGAATACCGCCGAACGATCTCGGCGATCACGGTCTCGATGCCGCGCGGCCCGAGCCAGCCGACGACGCCGACCATGGCGTGGCTGGCTAGCGCATCCATGCCGAGATAGCTGGCGAGGCCGCCGCCGACGATGGCGCAGAGCGCCGCCGTCGGCCCCTCCCACAACAAGTCCCAGCTCCAGAACTTCCGCCGGCCGAGGACCACCTGGCGGTGGTGCCACAGGAACCGTGCGAGCAACGAAGTCGGCAGCAGGCCGAAGGTCGCGATCGTCGCCTGCTGGATTTCGGGAGGCAGCTTGTCGATCACCTTCTTTTCCCCTTTTCACCCGGATCCAACGGAAAAGGGCCGCCCCACAACGGGACGGCCCGATACCTTGTCGCTAGCGTTTAACGCGGCGCGTCGGATGCGTTAGGAGGTCGAAGGTCGGCCGGGGCCGACTTCCGGTAACCCCGGGAAACAGCGGATTCCCAGGGTTTTCGAGATGCGGTTCGCCGCTACTTCGGCTCCTTGGTGACCTTTGCCACGACGTTCTTCGAATGCTTCTCCTTGATCGACGCGACGTCAGTCCTCAACGCGTCCAGCTTCTCGGGTCGGCCCTCGCGGTCCTCAACCAGGGCTTCGAGCTGTGCGTGCACCGGCCACTTGGCCAGGATCTCTTCGCGCCGCTTCCGGTTCGCCGATTTGCTCATGGGCATCTCCTAGTACAGCACGACGCAGCCGACACAGGCGACGGCGCGGATATGCTTGGTGTTGGCGGTCTCCAGGGAATAGACCAGCGACGACCCGCTCTGTCCCGACACGTCGGCGTCGAGCCGCCACAATTCGTAGTCTCCGATGTCGCCGACCTGGGTCCAGTCGCCGGTCGCCCAGGTCGAGCCGCCGTCGATGGAGGCCTTGCCGAGCACGTCGGTGCCCATGGTCACGCTGTCCACCGGTTCGACCAGGAAGTAGCCGATCACGTCGGTTGGATCAGCGGTATCCAGGGTCTCGGCAGCCGGCCGCAACGTCATGTCGGTGGTCACCGAGCCGACGTAGCCGATGTTCAGGTATTCGCCGCCGTCGACATTGGCGTCGGCGGTCATGTTGTAGAGGCTCGAAGCGTTGATCTGCTGGTTGGTGATGGTGCCGCCGGTGGCGTTGGTCTTCGGCTTGGCCTGCGCGCTGGCGCCGGACAGCACGAACTCCAGCACGTAGTCGCCGGCCGCCGTCACCGTCGCCGGCGTCGCGAAAGTGAACTCCACCTCGCCGGCTCCCGACACCGCCGCGCCTTCGGAGGTGGCGATCGGCGTCGCGTTGCCGTGTTCGTAGAGATGGGCGACCGCGGTGCCGCCGGTGCCCACCGACTGGATCTCGAGCACCGCCTTGGCCACCTCCTCGGTGGCCGCCGCCGTGAACCGCACGCCGATATATGGCCGCGACGCCTGCGTCCAGTCGATGGTGTTCGAACCCGTCGGCGAATGGGTGATCTCCAGCCGCTCGGTCTCGGCTACGTTGGCGTACCAGTCGTTGTCGGCGTCGTAGGTGGCGTTGGTCTTGGTCGCCAGAGAATCGGTCTCGAAGTCGTCGGACAGGTGGACGGCGCCGACCGTTCCGGCAATCGAGGCCGCGTCGTTGGTCATGATCGCGTAGGCCAGAGCCGAAGCCGCGATATTGAGGGCCGCGTTCGGCAGGTATATCGGGTTGTTGGCGACACCGCTGGACGTGATGATCCACCCCTTCGGACCCGCAACCAGTCGGCCGACGCCGCCCGACGACGTCCGGAACGGCATGTCGCCCTGCACGCTGAAGGTGTTTTCGAGAACGTCCAGGGCCGCGCGCGCGGTCTCCTTCGTGCCGTCCGATCCCAGAAGGCCCTCCAGAAAGGACCGCATCTGGTTGATGGCCTGCAAGCCGGCCTGGATCTGTGGCCGCGCCTGCGCCGGCGTGTCGACGGCGCCCTGGTCGAGCTTGTCGGTGGAAACGGCGGAGGGAAGTGCGGTCATGTCGCTTTGGGTCCTTTCAGTTCCACGTCGACCACGGCGTCGGCCGGCGAGCCGTTCTGGTAGATCTTGAACTCGGCGGCCGGCTTCCCGCCGACGTCGGGGCACGGTTTGATGCGTTCCCAGCTCCAGTTGGCGCCGGCGTTCTGGAAGGCCTTGACCATGGCGCTGGTAACGACCGCCATCTCGCCGGAACGGGACCCGACGCGGAAATGCCCGGTCGCCAGCTTCGAAAACCAGGCAGCGCTCTCGGTGGAGACATCGATGTCCTCGAAGTCCTCGACCTTCGTCTCGCCGTCGGCGAGGATCACCAGGTTGCGGATGAAGGGCGTCGTCCCGGCCATCGAGACCCGCACTTGCAGATACCGCTTGTTGGTTTGCGCTTCCGGAGCGGCATAGCTTCCCACGACCGTGCCGTCGGCTGCGGTGCCGACCTTGCACTCGACGGTCGGAGTCCCTGATCCGTCGGCCGTCACCACCGGGGTAAAGGTGACGTCGGCGGTAAGATCAATCACCGGCGTCTCGTAGACCAGAGGCGACACCGCGCCCCCAGACCAGACCCAGGGGTCGGTGTAGTCGTCCCAGGCCCCGGTGTAGTCGTCCCAGGTCATCGCCGAATCGGCATAGAGAACGCCGTCCGTATCGACCCAGCAATTGGTCTTGGTACCGGGAAAGCCCAGTTCGTGTTCCAGCCGCTGCACCAGGGCGCCGCGCAGGCGCGGATTGCCGAGGGTCGCGGTGATGAACCGCATCTCGCTTTCGTTTTCCGACGAATCGACCGTGACGATTCCGAAGGTGTAGGTTCCGGCCGGCAACTGGTTGGTTTCCCAGGGACTCACCGGCAACAGGTTCTCGTGCAGTTCCCCGGTGATATCCCCGGGATTGGAGGTGACCCCCGCGTAGTAGGTGATCCGCCAGCCGCCGCCGATCCGCACGTCTAGCGGGATGTTGCTCTGTTCCCATTCGAACTCGCGGGTGCCGTCCGGACCCTGGGTGAAATTGAA